CTTCCGGTGCGGCTTCCTTCACCTCTGCTGTTGCGGAGGCGTCCTGCTTGCCCTTGCGGGCACGATTGGCCTTAGCCATGGTCTTGCTCCTGTGTTGTTAAAGAACAACAGGTCCCGAGGGTCCTGTTCCGGGGAAGCACCGCGCCACCCCAGACCTTTATTAGACCACAAGAGGGGGGTCTGTGTCAAGTATCGCGTGATAGACGTGTTGCACCCCACGTCGTACGGGGCCTGTGGCTTGCCTGTTGGTCGTTGTTGCGCGTAAGCAACATGTTGTACGCGCGGTACGGGTTGTTGCGTTGACACAACAGACCGGTAGGGGGTGTTCCACGTGGAGTAGGGAGTACCAACCCGCTCCGAAGGACCCGCTCCACAGCGTTATAGGGGTTCCGCACGGGCTTCCTCCTTCTCGATTTCGCTCCTTTAAGCTTTTTTCTCTTATCCCCGTTACCAGGATTTCGCTCCTTTGCGCTCTCTCCAAGTTTCTCGCTCCTTTGCCCCAGGTCCTGTTCCCTTATGATTCTCTTTTTCCACGCGTACGCGCCCGCGAGATTCCCTTATCGAATACTTGACAGGACCCCCCGTCGTGTGGTATACTTTTCGGGTCCCCTGCACCGTTCAAAACTAGGAATTGTACCACCAATGGGTCCTTCCAATGCGCCCAACGTTTTTCCGAAAATTACCTCCTCTGACTGTGGAGGGTATTGAGCCTTTAACGTTACAGGAACGGGCCTTTATACTTAACGAAAGGATGAGGGAAATTGCCGCCGCAAGAATTAACAGACCCATCGTTGCAGCAAGTCGTCGAAAGGGAGACTCTGGAGACGGAGTTAGGTCCCCAACTGAGACTGTTTTGTTACGAATACCTGGTTGATTTCAATCACCGTCGTGCTGCTGCAGCAGTGGGTCTTCCTCCGGATTCGGCGCTGCGATATTTACGTCGCCCAACAGTAACACGTTATATTCGCCTTCTCTCGGACGAAATTGCTACTGAATCCCTTATCTCACGAGACCGGGTTCAGCATGAGCTTCTACATGAGTTCCTTCCTATGGCCAAAGGGGAAGAGCCAATCAAAGGAGTAGATCGCGACGGCACCCAATGGGTCGCGCCCGTGACTAATATGGCAGCATATGCAAGGGGCCTGGAACTGATGGCCAAACACTCTGGGTTTACATTACCAGAAACCATCCAGGGTGGGTTGACGATAAATATAAACCACGGAGCCCTGGGAATCATTGAGGGTGAATCAAAGGAGATACCAAGTGGCGACACAAAAGCAAGCCGAGAAAATCAAGACCCGGCATGATAGAAAAGTCAAGCGCCGGAAACCTGTTTATTCCGCTCCTACAGCTAAGAAAAAGGGTAAGAAAAAGGGTAAGAAAAAGAAAGGATAATGCAGTTAGCGCTTCCTAATAATTGGAACGCACGCGATTATCAAGCCCCTCTCTTCCGGTTCATGTTTGACGGGGGGCTTGAACGTAAACGAGGATGCGCCATATGGCATCGCCGTGGGGGTAAGGATTCATGTTGTCTGCAATTAGGTGCTGTTGCATCCCAAATACGGGTAGGAACCATTTGGCACATGCTTCCTACCCTGAAACAAGGTCGCCGAGTAATTTGGGACGGCATCGACAGGGAAGGTCGACGCATGATAGACCAGGCATTTCCCAACGAAATGCGGGCCGCAAACTCTCCAATCAACAATTCCGATATGCAGATACGCTTTCGGAATGGTTCCATTTATCAGGTAGTAGGGTCCGACAATTATGACTCACTGGTCGGTGCAAACCCTATTGGGGTCATTTTCTCGGAGTTTGCGGTTGCAGACCCCAAAGCCTGGGATTATATCCGTCCAATACTTGCGGAGAATGGAGGCTGGGCACTTTTCATTTATACGCCTCGTGGCAAGAACCACGGCAAAAAACTTGCTGATATGGCGAAGTCCAACCCCAAATGGTTCTATTCTTTGCTTACTGTTGATGATACTTTTCGCGCGGACGGAACGCATGTTATTGGTCCGGATATCATTGCCGAAGAACGGGCTGAGGGAATGTCGGAGGAGAAAATTCTCCAGGAATACTTCTGCTCTTTCGAAGCCGGAATGGAAGGAGCCTTTTACACCCGTGAACTCAACTTGGCCGAATCCGAAGGACGAGTTGGTTCATACCCACATGACCCCTCCAAGCAAGTTCAAACTTGGTGGGACATAGGATTCCGTGATGCGACCGCGATTATTTTTACGCAAAGGGCTGACGACGGAAAGCCTATCGTCATTGACTACGCCGAGGCACGGAACAAAGCTCTTGACGAATGGATTAGGGACGTCCGCTCTCTTCCCTATGATTATGAAGACCACTACGGTCCCCATGACCTCGAAAACACCGATTGGACGACCGGCAAGACAAGAAGGGAATTCGCCCTTGGCCTTAACTTCTCGTTCGAGATTGTACCAAAACTCCCGGTTCAAGATGGCATTGACGCGACGAGGGCAATGATCCGTGTCGCACGATTCAATGAACCCAAAGTTGGACGACTTCTTGACGGTCTATATTCCTATAGACGTGAATATGATGACCGTTTACAAATGTTTCGGGATAAACCCTACCACGATTGGGCTTCCCACCCTGCAGATGCAGCAAGATACCTGGCTATCGGATGGTCCGATTATGGTGTCGGGCATAAAATTGATATATCATCCCGTTTTAAAGTAAAAACCGCTGTTGCTAAATCGAATCGCCAGAGAAGAGGAACAGTTGTAGAGCTATACCCATGGCTTACTAAAGGGAACATTAAATGAAAGGCTCTGAGATTCGTAAACGATTCGATGCCCTGGTATCACAGCGTTCGACTGTGGAAGACATATGGGAACTCATAAATAAATTCGTCGTTCCATTCCGGGGGGACTTTTTCCGGGAAACAACTACCGAACACTCAATCAATTGGCGTGACAATCGCGAAATATTTGATTCTACAGCTATTGACGCCGCCCATACTCTAGCTTCTTCCATACATGGGTCCCTTACTTCTCCCGCTATACGTTGGTTTGAGCTTGCCTACCGGGATCAAAGACTAAATGACGACCGGGATGCTCGTCATTGGCTTGAGGAAGGAGCTCAAAAATGTTTTTATGCGCTGCAGGACTCGAATTTTAATCTGGAAGCCAATGAGACATACCTAGACCTAGTTTCATATGGTACCTCTATGATCATTGAGGAGATTGAGGAAAAGAACGGGGCATTTAAGAATTTAATATTTCAATCGGTCCCGGTCGAGGAAATGTGGTTTGAGCAGGATTGGATGGGTCGCGCGGTCCGGGCTTATCGTCGATATATGTGGACCCCGGTTCAAATCGTGTCCAAGTTTGGGGACAAGGTGCCTAAAACTATTAAAGAAATGGCTGAGACGGCCAAGGGAATGGACGAGAAATTTGCCGTTATTATGTGTATCTATCCTCGTGAGGATAAGGCAGAAGCCAATGTCGGGAACATCTTGACGGCTAAGGAACGGCCATTCGGCATGAAACATATCCTCCACAAAGACGCAGAGGAACTTGGTGAAGAAGGTGGGTATTACGAAATGCCTGCATTTGTTCCACGTTGGAGGAAGACTTCAAAATCAATGTGGGGTCATGGTCCGGCAATGATTGCCTTGCCCGATATTCTTACCCTTAACCAGCTGATTGAGTTGATTCTTAAAGCCACGGAAAAGGTGGTTGATCCAGCCACTATGGTTACGGAACGTGGTCTGTTATCTGATCTAGACTTAACATCGGGCGGACTCACAGTGGTTCGGACAATGGAATCAATGGCGGCCTATGAGTCTAAGGCCCGATTTGATGTGTCCCAGATTCAAGCTGATCGATTGGAGCGTAAAATTCGGGCAGTATTCTTTGTTGATCAGCTTGAGCTCAAAGAATCCCCTGCAATGACAGCCACGGAGGTTCAGACACGCTATGAACTCATGCAGCGGCTCCTTGGACCTACTCTGGGAAGATTACAATCCGATTATCTTGATCCTCTTGTCCAAAGAACCTTTAACATCCTCTACCGGGCCGGGCAATTGGGTGAGCCCCCTGGAATTGTTGCCGAGTCTTCCGCAGAGCTTGATATTATATACACTGGACCTCTTGTACGTGCGCAGCGATCGGATATTGCTCAAGGTGTCACCCGATGGGTAGCATCACTTGCAGAGCTTGGGGAGATTAAGCCAGAGGTGTTGGATATTCCTGATTGGGACGCCATTAGCAAAGAGCTTGGATCATTGGAAGGTGTGCCCGCTAAACTCATGAAGAGTGATAGTCAGATCAAGAAGGACCGCAAGGCCCGCGAGGAACAGATGGCCCGTACACAGCAGGGCTTGGAAGATGAGCAAGTAGGTAAGGGAATGGAGGCCCTTGGAAAAGGCGAACAAGCAGTAAGAGGGGTACCGACAAATGCCAGAGGTAGAGCAGCCTAGTATAAGAACTAGGCGCGAGATTGCAGCCAGACAGGCGCTTGATAATCTCGTTAAAAAATCAAGTTATTTTTACCATGTGTTCACTTCACCGGATGGTAAAAAAGTTTTAGAGGCATTGGAGTCAGAATTTAATTCTGACTCTATTTTTGTGCCCATGGACCCGCATGCTACGGCTTATAATCTAGGCAAACGGGATGTTATAATTTATATAAATCAATTAATAAGGATGAAGGAAAATGCCGCCAGAGCCGAACAGTTGGAGAGACAGTCTGCCGGACGAATTGAAGGTGCACAAGACGCTGGCTGACGTTAAAGACGTACCATCGTTAGCTAAACAATTTGTCGATGCCCAAAGCCTTTTGGGTAATTCAATCCGTATTCCAAGCGAAGATGCGGGGGAGGAAGATCGCAGGAAATTCCACGATAAATTGGTGGAAAAGGTACCGGGCCTAATCCCTACTCCTAATCCCGAGGACAAGGAGGCCATGAGTGCACTATTTAAGCGCATGGGCCGTCCGGATGCGCCGGAGCAATATGAGGTACCGGAGGGGGTTGATGCTACCAAGGTATCCGATTTTGCTAAAACGGCCCATGGACTTGGCCTATCCAAAAGTCAGTTTAAGGCCATTTTGACTGAAATTAATACCGCGGCTGGAACACGCCAGGAGCAGCAGACAGAAGCTCATTTGGCCGAAATACGTGCTCTTAAACAAGAGTGGGGCATCGTATATGAAGACAATATCCAGCTGGTAAACTCGGTGATGAAAGGAACAGGTGCGCCGAAAGAAATGTTGGAAATGGCAGCTGACAATAAGCTTCCTGCCAATGCTCTCAAATGGCTTTATAACATTGGCAAACAGCTTGGTACTGAAGGTATTAATTTTAAAAAGGACGAGTCTACGACCCGTTTGTCACCTGCTGAGGCTCAAATTCGGGTCGGTGAGATTATGGACGACCATAAGGGCCCATATTGGGATGCTTCTCACCCGGCACATCAAGCCACGGTTCAAAGGGTTATTGATCTTCGTCGGGCAATGGCTGCTGGAGGGCTAAAGTAACTTACCGAATACTTGACAGGAGGCTCCGGGTGTGGTATACTCGGAGCCTCGATGAGAACGAGATCGGTGTAGGGTAGCTCTTAACGGGTCCTATATCGCCTCCGGTTGACGCTACGTAAGCGTAAGCCGCGGGTCCGGATTACCGGGTAGCTCCAGGCGCAAGACTAATCAATCTTAACCTAACCTGGAGCTACGATCGTGGTTAACACAGTTGATGAAGTCTTCGTATCCACATACGAAGCAAATCTGCGCCATCTGGCGCAACAGTCACAGTCTCGTCTTCGACCGAAGGTTGTGGAACGTGGCCTTAATTCCGAGGAACACAATTGGGAACGGCTTGGTACTGCGGAAGCGCAGGTCAAGTCCACTCGATTGCAGGCAACCCCGGTGCAGGACTTCCCGTGGTCCCGTAGGGTGTCAGTACCGACCACCTATGATGTAGGTGATTCGACCGAGCAGGAAGACCCTGTTCAGATGCTGATTGACCCGAACTCCAATCTTGCCCGAGCCCAGGGCAATGCAATGCGCCGAGCGTACGATGATGAAATCATCGCTGCTGCGACCGGTACCGCATTGGACGGCGGTGGTGTTGCTAATGCGTTTCCTGATGCCCAGAAGGTTTTCGGTGCCACGGTAGATGTGTATGATACGCCGATTACCTTTGACCTGATCACCCAGGTCACGGAACGGTTCCTTGACAATGATATTGACCCTGACGAGCCGAAATGCTTTGTCATTGGTCCGGTTCAGGCCCGTAAGCTCCTGCAGCTGACAGAAGCTACTAGTGCGGACTTTACCACTTTGCGGCCCTTGCAGACCCGTGGTTATGTCCAAAGCTGGATGGGATATGAGTGGATCGTTTCTACTCGTCTCAATCATCCTACGGCACCGGGCACGGATATTGATTGTTTTGCCTTTACCCGTATGGCGCTTGGTCTTATGGTTGACCGGGATATCACGTCTCGTGTTGCTGAGGACCCGTCAGTAAGCTTCGCATGGCGCATCTACACGTTTGCTACCTTCGGCGCGATACGCGTTGAGGACGAGCATATCGTGTGGTTGCAGATCGCTGACACGGTTTAATCGTACTTCTGGCGAAGTCGAGTTGGGGTCCTGGTAACGGGACCCCTTTTTTCTGGAGGAATGATGGGCACAAGATACTCAGTTATTGACCGGGACGTAGTAACATCAGCAATTGATATAGCTGCGCAAGATATGGCTCTCGCCATTAGCGAGCCTGTTGGCTCCATCAGCGTTTCAGTGGGTGAGAACCTGCTTAATACCGCACAGCGATTCCAGGTAGATCGGGCCTTACAACAGCTTCGTGATGTTTTGCGTGAAGCTCAATGGCCCGTTGGCGAGAATTTTGTCTATTTCACGGCTGTTCCTGCAGTAAAGGGTCAAGCTGTAATTGAGTCTGGTGCAGAACTTCCCCTTGCTACCCTTGATGAGGATGGTGTCCTCATTAGTTATAATATATTTTACGGTTCGGGGGCAGGTTCCTCGCACCAGTATGGAGTTGCGGTTGATAAAATCCGTAACGCAATCCGGGAACAGCTGTCTGTGGCAGCCTAATTAATAAGGAGAACTGTTATGCGCGTAGGCGCGAATACACGGCAACACGCCAGAATACGGAAAATGCATGCTAATGGGGTATCGGCTGATATTATGAGCCGAACCCTACGGATTGAACCTCAATCGCTCGAAAAGATCATTGCCCATATCGAGGGTAGAAAGGCCAAGGTCTTGGAGCTTGAGAATAATCCACAAGTGCAGGCGCTTCGTCGAGAAAATGCAGAACTTATGGCAAAACTTGCTAAGTTCGAGGGCAGAGTTGATGATGGCTCTGACAATACTGGTCAAGGGGGGAATGGTCCAGTAGATGATGGTCTTGACGATTAATTAAGCCCATCCAATCATAAGGATTGAGCAATGAAACGACCATTGTACTTTCAAGCGAATAAAGACATTGAGGGGCCTAATGGCGCCCCTGTAGAAATTGGGGGGGTAAAGTGTAGGTTTCAGGCCGGACGTTACTATGAGATTGCGCAGTTTCCTAGTAATCGAGGATTGATTGCCAGTCTTGAGGTAATGATCGAGAATCAAGACCTCAAGCGTTTGACCACTGCTGCAGGGATGGAGAAGGTGGACAAGCAAACTGAGGCGGACCGTGCTGCAAAGAAATTGCGCAATACAGGGGCAAATGCGCCGGCAAGTAGACCTTCAGCAAGGGTAGAATAACATGACAGTGACCAATCGACTGATTACCCGTAATCATCTATCGGACGAGTTTGATGAGTTGGTCAATGCCGGTGTAAACCCAGGTGGGTTACGGCTATGGTCCGGCACTGATGCCGATGGTACTTTGCTCGCAGAGTTTGAGTTCAATGCCATTGCTTTTGGTGCTTCTGCAGTGGGAGTGATTACTCTTGCAGGTGTGCCTATTGCAACTGTTGGGCTTGCAGCCGGAACCTGTCAATCGGCAGATATTGCGCAGGACATGGATGGTACACCAGTTCCCTTGATTGATTTTGATGAAGGTGACGAACTCACAATGACTAATCCGGTCATTGCCGTAGCCCAGGACTTGAGTCTTGTCTCGTTAACATATACGACCCCTGCCACCTGATCTGTGGCGGAGTGATTTTTTGATGGTGGCGTATCGCGAAAGCGACGGGAAACCAGTGGGCCAAAAAGCCGGGAAACGGTGCGTGTGCTCGCCCTTGTGGCTGCCCGGAACCCCGTCCCGTGGGGTGCTGGCTGTAATCGGGAAACGCGCCACCTTCAAAGATCAAGAGTCGGGATGGCTACGAAGCCGTCTGCGCCGGTAAGGTAGATGGCGACAAGCTATAGTGGAGCCGAAGCCGGTGGCTTCATTATTGATACTGGCAATGCTCTGGGGGCAAAAGTCGATGCGGTGATGTTGCCTATCAGTGATACTGAATGGCATGACGTTAAAAACGATATCGCTGGCACTTTAATAGGTAGCCCTACCATTGACCAGGACGCCACTGGTCGTTACGTCGATTTCGATGGCACTGACGACGCTATCGATATGGGTCAGTCATATTTTCGGGGCACTGGCGCAATTGTTCCGAATATGGGCGTTAATGGACAGCCAAACGCCGGATTTGTTTTAATTGACCATGGAGGAACGGTTGATGGTAATTTGTATGGGGAGCGTGATGGTAATCCTGCTGCTTTCCAGGTATTCACTAATGCTAGCGGTACCGAAGTTCAAGTAAGACGAGGTGTAGCAGGCCGGTTAATAGTTTCTGATATCGGCAGTGGCTTGTTGGGCATTGGGCATAGCTACGTTGGCACTGATGATTTGCGCGGGTTCCTTGATGGTGTTCATGACGAGACGGCTACTGACGCGGGAACAAATAACGCTGAAGTAAATTTTTCAGTCGGTGCTAGGTGGCAGAGTTACCCTACAACAGCATTTCTGTTTGTGGGCAAAATTTACCTGGTGCTGTTGTTCAACGAAAGTCTGAGCGACGCTGAACATGCTAGTTTGGCGTCTAATCCATGGCAAATATTCTCTAGTGTAACAAATGTAGAAGCTAATGTAATTTCCCCCAATGTCAGTGTTGCGGGTATCGTGGATGTAGGTATTGATGTTAACGTGGCCATAGATGGTCATAATGCAGTTATTGCGGCTGAACTGGAAACAGAAGAATCTAATGTCGATGTATTAATCAATGCACCAATGAACCAAATAGTGGCAGGGGTTCAATCCATTTCTGCCTCTAGCATAGAAATTAATGGCCCTATGGGTGCTCTCATATTAGCAGTGTCCGGTGCCGATACCGAGATAAGTGCTAATATAATCGCACCCTCAGCAATGGCGGATACCGAGGCCGATAGTAATATTGATTTGTCGGCTGTTATACAGGCATTGTCTTCTATAATGTCTGCCTTTGCAATGGAACCTGGAGACGTAGATATGGAAACATTAGTAACTGCCAGGTTAGAGACATTAAGGCAATTATTCCCTAATGGACCACCCCATATAAATGATCTATTAGTGTTATGGTTGGCATCAGAGGGCGGGACCGGGGATTCACTGATTGATCTGTGGTATAGTATGTTGATTAGTAAAGGGGCTACACCGGGCCATCGTAGTGATATGTGGTTTGAGGTCCTTGGTAATGAGGGATTTGAAGGGGCTCTTAAAGATCGAGAATTAGCCTTTTGGCAGAATGGCGGGACCTTTGCCTAATGCGTGTAACACCAATACAAGAATCATTTAACGCGGGTGAAATCTCTAGGAATGTCCGGGGCCAGGTAACTTCGGATATTTATAAGAAGGGTCTTGCTTTTTGTGAGAATTGGGTGCCTCAAGTTCAGGGGCCGGTCCGTATGCGCAATGGATGGGAATATAAAGGCGATAAGGATGTCCGTAATGAAGCATCTCGCATCTTTACATTTCAGCGCGGATTGGACCAAGACTATATTGTTGAAGTGGGCGATGGCTTTGTAATAGTCCGGGATGCAGTGACTGGAGGGCAATCCACTGGAGGCGAGAGCCAGAACTTGGTTACTGATCCAACCTATCAACAAGAATTAACTCATTGGAAATTTGATGATCGAAAGTATGAGACCCCCGATCCAACAGAAACTCCTAGTTTACTTAGTTGGCAACATGGAGAAGATTCCCTAACTATTATCGGGTTTACTATTCCAGAGTTCACTATTATTATACTCTCACCAGAACGTATGGTGGGTGGCGAAATTAGGCAGCGTATTGCAGTACCTACGGGTACTGATGTTGAAGAGCACCATTTCTCTATTGATTATTTACTAACTATGACCGAATGCGCTCGTAGTGATATGGGTGCTCCGAACATGACCGATGCAGAAATTGTGGTAAGAATTGGTACTACAGAGGATGGTACCGAGATTCACCAGGAAATAGTGGATGTTCTAGATACTGGTGCGGATAACATATCCTTTGATTTCATACCTGGGGCTGCGGTGACCCACTATTGGGTAGGGCTTGGAATACGTTGGAATGGTACACCTATTCCCCCACTTAATCCCTTTGCCTGTGATAGTGGCGCACCCTCTGCTAGCCCTGAAAGTCCGGGGGATGAATTCAAATATAAATTTGGTCCAATGGTAATAACCACTGCACAGGATGAAACGGACCCTGATTTTGGTGATCCAGTTGAATTTGCATCCCCCTATGATCTTAGTGATCTGGAATGTTTACATGCAGAAATGGACCCCGCTGAAAGCGAATTATGGTTTACAGCCGAGTCTAATAATATAGAGCCTTACCGGCTCAAATTTCAAGGCGATGTATGGACTTTTGAGGCATTGACAGCTATTGTTGGCTTTGACGCACCGGAGCCAAATGTATGGACGGCAGGAAATTGGCCATCCGCTGTGGCAATTAGGCAGAGCAGATTGCTATTAGCTAATATCCGTACTCAACCAGCAACAATTTGGGGGTCAAGGGTTGGAGAGTATATAGATTTTGATACTGCCGGGGCTGTAAATCCAGATGATCCTTTAGTCTTTCCATTGGCTGTGGCTGGAAGGATCAAGGCTCTATTTTCTAAGAAGCAGCTTGTGGTAAATACCGATGTATCGGAGGTAGTGGCAGAGTCTAGTTTACCTGGTAATGCCCTGGCTTTTAATAATTTTGCTTTTCCATTGCAATCAGAGTGGGGGTCAAGTTGTGTGCAGCCGATAGGTATCGGTGGGAAAGTTTTGTTTGTTAGCCCGGATCGTAAAAAAATCAGGACCTTTGAGGACAAGGGCGATGAAATGAACGGGTGGGATGGTGAGGAACTTAACATCTTTGCCCAGGACCTATTCTCTACCCTTATTCAGGAATTAGACTGGTCCGATGATCCGGCTTATCAGCTCCTAAGTATCGTGGGCAATGGGTCAATTATTGCTGGCACTTACTACTACCCCGCTGATATTATTGGCTTTTATCGAATCACTACGGATGGGCTGATTAAATCTATCACAGTTACTAACACAGCACAAGGAGCTGCGGTATGGGCGCTTATTGACCGTAACGGTGATTGGAGACTTGAGAGGCTTTTGTTTAACTCGGCTGATCGCCATGCTCTTGATTCATGGGTCTTTAAGAATGTGGGAGCAGATGGTACTGTCACAGGGCTTGACCATTTAGAGGGTAAAATAGTCTCGATTGTAGTTAAATCAGTTAATCCAAATACCAATGAGACTTTTTTATTTGCTGCTGTTGATAAAACAGTAGATGGCGGGGAGATTGTACTAGAGGAAGAGCCATCCTTTGGCAAACAGGCGTTTGTTGGTTTGCGTTATAATAACAGTTTCGAGCTTTTGCCATTGGAAGGGGTCAATAATAAAGGAACATCACAAGGCACCAAGCGACGGTGGCCTAAGGTGTTTCTTCGAATCAATGATTCGGCAATCCCATTGGTAAATGGACAACCTGCTAAAGATCGTACTCCATCTTCACCAATGGGTATGGGCGAGCCATTTACATCTGATGATATTGAATATGTAGACCTTGGTTCAGGTCAGGGCAATTTAAGGATTCATCAGGATAACCCACTGATTTCGGAAGTAACTGCGGTCTTTGGTAGAGTTGTGAGCGGAGAGATATAATGACCGATCCAATAACCATTTGTAACTTAGCATTGTCCTGGCTCGGTCAAAATTCAATCAATGACTTTGAGGACGATCAGAACGAAGCTAAAGTCATGAGTGCCAATTACGCTCTATCTAGGGACTTGGTATTGGAGATAAGGCCTTGGACCTTTGCTACGACCAGGGCCACTTTATCTAAAAGTAGTGAGGTATTGGATTTTGGTGTTGGTAATAAGTTTTTGATCCCAAGCACCGTACTTAAGGTACATAGGGTGTTTAAGCCTGGTGGAACCAGAAAATTTACACCAGCAGATTGGTCCAGGGAAGGGAAATTTATCATTGCACCAGAAGAGATAGTGTGGTGCGTATTTATTAACCGCGTAGATAATGCGGATTTATATCTACCATCATTTGTCCATGCTCTTGCAGCACGCCTTGCAGCCGATACTTGTATCACTCTTACTGAGAACAGGAGACTCAAGGAGGATATGGAAAAGATGTATATAATGAAAATTGCTGATGCCTCTGCAAGTGATGGTGCTCAGGGTAGGAATGAGGTTTTCCGTAGTGGTCGTCTCATTGGAGCGAGGTCACGGTAATGGAATGGCTAGCTTTAGGAATGGGCTTGTTTTCAATGGGCACTAGTTTATTTGGTGCCGGGAATCAAAAAAGCCTAGATCGGGAGCAAGTTGATCTTGCCTATCAAGATAATCTTGAAAAGATTCGTCGTCGTAAGTTTGAGCAAGGCCAAACCCTTGGCGAAACTCAAGTATTAACAGGTGCATCCGGCGTTCGCCACACACCTGGATCAACTGCCCAACAATATTTGGATGCTATGTCGAAGGAATTTCAATATGAGCTTGATTGGATGCGTAGTTACGCTGCTAAGGCTCGTAAGCTGGGCATGAAATCTGCAGATGTTCGAGCCACTACTAATGTGCTTAATGCATTCAGTGGCGGTGTTAATACTGGTGCAAGTATCTATGGCAGTGGCCAATGAGATTGCCTAAAATCCAAATTCCACAAGTTGGGGAATTTCAGAAAGGGTATATTCCCCAGCCTAATGAAATTGCCAAGTCTCAGGCACTTGCTAATGCCGGCCGTGCAGTAGGTAATTTATTATCTGAAGTTGCTAATCGCCGATCTGAGTCAGAATTAAGTATGGCTACCGGGGAAGCGGCTAAAGAGTTATCTGCACTTCGAGCAAAGCTTGAAGCTACTCGTACTATTGCCTCGGACGAAATTCCAGATGATATTGTACATGAGATTGGTACTACTATCATTGATGAAAAAGGCGATCTTCGTGATATTGGTACTCCGTTCTCATTTACGCACGATATTGCGGACGAATGGTGGGATAAGAAAAGCCAGGAAATTGTAGAATTACACGCCTCTAAGATTAGTAATCCAGGGGCTCGGACTAAATTTGTAGGGGAAATGACTGAACGCTATATAGCCCCTGGTACTAGTGCTATTGCCAGGGCATCTATCGCCAAATCACAAGCCCATAACCAAGCTGTGGCCACAGTTTCTATACAAGACGTATTATCGGCCAATGCCCCCACAGAGGAACGAGAGTCCCAGGCCAAGGAAATTATAGCTCGACAGATGTTAATGGGTGCAGACCCATTATGGGCTGCTCAGCAGGTGGCCTCGATCGGACCAATGGTTGACCAGATTGATACCCAAAATGCCATTCTTAAGGCCCAGACGAAGGATCAGGTTGATCTAGTCGAAGAAGAAATGTGGTCAACTGGTAATCGCATGAGCCCGGACCAGATGCGCACATTATCCGCGCAGATGGATAGTAAACGCGCGGATTTTGAGTTCGTCCGCCAGCAGCAGCATGAGCAGGGTGGGGTTGAGCTTACAAGCCAATTCTTTGAGAGAAGCTTAACGATCGATGGGGTGAATTCAGCCTTAGAAGCTGATCAAATTAATCGGCCAACGGCTATGGTACTTTATAATGCCCTGACAGAGGGGGGAGCAGCTAATGCCTCCAATCCCTTTTCTTTAAGTAAATGGAGAGGGGAGATTGTCAAACTTCCCTATACCGGGTCCCGGAATCGGGTAAGCGCTAAGTCTGAATTCTTGAAACGACAAGTTCAGATGGCAGCAATGGGTCTGAACCCAAATGGAACACCAAGTCAAATTGGACCTACCCTAAGTGGAACAGACGCTTTAAAGCTTATTGAGGAGATTGAGGAGAGAACAAAGGATGCACTGGAGACTCCAGCATATGAGAATGCATGGAACATGGTCAAGGCAGCATCAGGAGTAACTGATGAGTTTGGGGTTCTATATGGTAATCAACCCAATAGGAACGCTGCTATTGCCTTTAAGCAGGCCCTGGATACTTATATGGACCAGTATGGGGCAGATGCCGATCCAGTTGGGTTTTTTAATCAGAATCGTGACTCATTTGCCCCAGATAAGTATGAGGACGATGCAAATCGTGAGTTTGTCGACTTTTTTCCGCCAGTAAAACAATTTATGGAAACTAAGGATAATCGTAATTTCCAGTTTCCACCAGAAAGGCAGCAAGCATTTTTACAATGGCTCAGGTTAGCGGTAGCTTCTGGTACCCTTCCAAGGGATCAGGCCGAAATAGCCGCGGCACAGTTCCTTGCCTTTTATCGGGGCCAGGGCATTGCACCAAATGATGGCGAATTATCGCTTGAGCCAGATCATCCACTCTATGGGCAATTTGAATAATGGGCGCATTAGAACAACTTGAGGTTGAGACAGAGGAGTCTCAAAACAAGGAAATGGGAGCCTTAGGCATTGCCGAAGGTATGAACCTATGGCGAGAGTCAATGCCAGATGCTCGGGTGCCTGACAATGAGATTTTCGAGGCATTTATGGATGGCATTGAGGCCGAGACTTTGGCAGGGTCTGGGGCGCTCTCGGTGGCCACGGGAGACACGGACGACGGACCCGGTACCCCCCCACCGGGTCCCGGTCCCGACGGCGAGGGAGGTACCGTCGGGGAGCCCGGAGATACCTCGGAAGGGGACCCCGAGGGTGCGGTGGCCCTCTGGACACCACCACCAGAGTCCGAGGAAGATGATTACGTTGAGCCGACAACTAAAGTCATGACGGCAAGCCCGGAGTGGACGGAATCGGCTAAGCTATTCTGGAAGGCTATGGGGGAACCTGATCTTGCCCCTGGGGGTCCCGCTGTTGGGACCCCGCAGCGAAAAGCGTATGTTGCTGAGCGCCAAAAGAAATTTCCGCTCACTGATAAACAGATCGCGGATTGGGCCACGTCAGAAGTTGCATCGTTTACTTGGCATGTTCCTACGATCATTAGCTATGGACAAAAGGTTCTGAGTGCCAATGACCCTAAACTGGCGGCGGCGTTCTTGAATCTGATTAATATGTATGAGCATTCAGATGGCGGGGCTTATGAAGCTGCTCGGGCGGTTGGGTACCTTGCTACTGATCCAACGACCTATGCCGGTTTCGGAATAGGTCAAGTTGCAGCAAGAGGGGCCGCACTAGCCGCAGCCAAGGCCGGCTTTAAGAAGTTAGCTACTCAGTATGCCATTACAGCTGGAACTGCGGGCGCTGCTGAGGGCGGTGCCTTAATGGCTGGATTTGATCTAACTAAACAAAACATTGAGCAAGAGGCTGGTGCTCGTGAAGGTATAGACCCATGGCAAACGGCTAAAATGACCTTGGCCGGTATGGGATTTGGTACTGCTCTTGGTGGCACAGCAGGTGGGTTGATTGGCCGTCATGCTGATAAACTTGCCGCTGCCGCTAGAGTGGAGAATGATGCCCGGATGGCCGCGTTGATACAAAGACAGGCAGGCGATTTAGGGGATGCTGATAGTGGTGATATAGGATTTGGACGGCAACAGGTTGAATCTGGTATTTTAGATAATCTAGATGACCTTATTGAAGTGCCGGATGAACTTATGGTTCCGGATGCGGTCCTGACACATAGCCCGGAGGAAAGGTTTCCTGTGTTCATGCGCCAGTTAGAGGAGATTGATGTTAATTTTGAACATACAGCTGATGGGGAGGTATTAGCAAATAAATCTAGTATGACCCCTGAGCAGGTGATGCAATGGCACATGATTGCCGAAGGCGCCGGTGTAAAATTAAAGCCTGGCCGTAATCAAGATTTTTTTAAAATCGACGGTTCGCCTAAGCAGATCATGGGTTTTATTGAAGAGGCCACTGGATTCGAGTTCAATAGAGGTAAACCTAAGCCTAAGCCCAAGGTTGATATGAATGGCCCTGGTACTTTAAAAATGTCCCAAACCATACAAGGATTCGGCCCCGAAGAAGAGGCCGATATGTTATTAGATGTTATAATTACCTTGTCTGAGGATGCCCAAAAACAACTTGATTCTGGCATTCAACCAATAACTAGGCCAGTTAAACCTTCTGAGGTTTATGCCCTTCAAAGGGGCCTTACACCAGAAAAAATGAAGGCTTTACAAGAAGAAAGCACAAAATACTCATTCCCACCGTTGAAAGGGCTACCTGAGAATAAACCTTTATTATATAAAAAGGATGGGGAGCTTATCATCTTAAATGGAACTCATAGATTTCATCGTGCAGCTTTAAAGGGCGATGATCCTATAGATGCTTATATTTTTGAAGACCCGGCAGGAATAGACGGTGAACCGGTAGCAGTTCCTCGTCCAAAGAACATCACCGACGATGAATATATTAAGATATTGGAGGGTCTGCAGGCAGAATTTCTAGCCCAGGGTGAAGCATGGACCCTTGCTCAGTTGTCTGGCATGGATGAATTGCCTGCACCTAATATCTTTGATATACGGACCGGGAAACCGATCCCAATTCATGAATCTGAGGACCTGTTCCGTCGCTTAGCGGAAATGGATGAACTGTTTCTTAACAAGATGCGGTTCAAAGAGCCGGGTAAGCCGGGTACGACCGTCGTTGACGAGGCTGGTGAGAAATGGGAATTATTGGCTCGTACCAAGAATGGGTGGTATAAAGCTGTAAATCTTGAGACGAACGAAGAAAAACATCTTCGTCGTAACTGGTTTGAACCCGAGCAGACCCAGACCCCGAGCAGGTCAGGTACCAATAGTCTATCTATTTACGATGCGGATACAGCTCGTATTATAAAGATGGCCGATGATGTAACTCAATCCCGGCCAAAAGAACACATACCAATGACTCATGAAGAGTCACAGTCAATGGCAGATGAGCTTGAGCGATTGGGTATCAATATCGAGGCTAAAAATATAACAGACCACTGGATGCCCGGTGAAATGCTATATCTCAAGAACACTTATGAGGCACAGGTCAAAGACCTTGGCAAATTTGCCATTAGCCTGTCCAATAAGAAAAAGAATGGGACTAAACTTACAGACGAAGAAATGGCTCAATTTAATATGGGCCATACAAAGGTTATGACCACACGCGATTTGCTACGAGGTGTGGCCCGGAACGCGGCACGAATACTTAACGTTCTGCAAGCAAAACCAATGGGTGGGGTCCAGGATTTTAATAAAGGTCTATTGGAAGCTATTAGTATTCCTGGGGGACGTGTAAACACGGAGCGAAATATTAATACCATTGCCGAAGCGGCAATGTTGGGACCAAAGATATTGACCCAGGCCAGTGATAAGATGGCCAATGAAAGGGCAGGAACATGGCTCCTGAACATTCGTTATAACATGATGCTAGCAAGCTGGCGGACCCATTTTAGGAATCTTACCGGTAACACAGCACCATTGGTATATGAGCACCTAATGGTTAGTCCGGTGCGGATGGCTATTAGTAATACCATGTATGGTGCCCGGTATGCCGCTCAGTTTATTCCAGGATTTAAAGCACCAGACCCGGCAGATTGGCTCACATTCAATTCTTGGAAATCCGAATTTGCTGGCCACATGGCTGCTGCTAAGGGTAGTTTGCGTCTTGCTAAAGAAATTGCCATGGGTCGAGATATTGGCGAAGGTAAAGTTTGGAATGAGCTTGGCTTACGGTATAATGTTGTCAATGTCCCTAATTCAGCGTTTGGTAAGATTGGTACTACCCCTGTTCGGCTCCTTGAAGCAGGCGATGCCCTGTTCAAGAACCAGCATCATAACTCTAAATTATATTCATTAGCAGAGGAACGTGCCCGACGCGATGCCTATGAATTTTATCCTGACAGGGCTGATGCTAAAGCACGTGAAACCATGTACAAAGAAAGGTACGAGCATTGGATAGATAATCCGACCGATGCAATGCATAAAGAAGCAAAGGAATATGCCGCCAAATTGACATATACTAATGACCCTATGGTCTATGGTACGATCTTAGGTGGATTAGCCCGTATGGCCCAAACCGCCCAGAGCACCAGTCTTGCGTTCAATTTTTTAATTCCATTCGTACGTACCCCGGCCAATCTGATCGGGTACGCGATCGATATGACCGGTGTTGGCCATTTGCCATTTATGGGGAAATCTAAGGAAATCCTTCTACGTGGTACCCCACATGAACGAGCAGACCTTACGGCCCGACTTACGGTTGCAGCCGGTCTATGGGCCATGGTCATTGACTACTATCAAGAGGGCAAAATTACGGGGGCAGGGCCTCAAAATTGGGAAGAGAAGAAAGCATGGGAGGAGGCGGGATGGCAGCAAAGTTCCGTGCGCATCGGTGACCTATGGGTTGGAGCAGGTGATGTTGAACCAGCTGGTACAGCCCTAAATATCATGGCTTCGGTCATGGACTATATGGCTTTAGCTGATATGGAGGACGATGGATTAGCTATCTTTGGCACGGGCCTATTGACTATAGCGGATATCATTAAGGATGATTCTTATCTATCCACAATCACAGATTTCATTGTGGCTATTGATGCTAAACAAGAGGCTAGGAGCAGGTCTGCCATCGCTAGTGGTATTACCTCGTTCCTTGTGCCAAACCTTCTCCGGGACTTTCGTCGAGTAACAGACCCACAGAAGCGGCAGATGGCTGGTGAGAATATCTGGGGCCAAGCCCTACGGATAATCCAGAACGCGGTGCCGGGATTATCTGAGAACCTTCCTCCGGCTCTTGACTGGAAAGGTGATCCCATGTTCTACTATGGGAATGCCTATGAGCGTGGGCTAATCCCATTTAACGTGAAAGACGCAACAAAACAGGACGTAGCCAGTGCTGCCATTGCCTATGCCCGTATCCCGATCGGGACTCCTGATCGCCGTTTGTCTATGCCGGGTCGTGGCAATTTTATAGACTTAATGTCCATGGATGAAGGCAAGGGATTTGTGTATAGCAAATATCAAGAAATCCTAGGCAAGGCGCGGCATGAGGCTATTAACCAGGTTATGCAGGACTCTAAATGGATGGACCTTGTTGTTGATGGAGAGATTGGGCCAGGGTCTAATGGTGATACTATATTACGTCAGGCTTTAGCTATCGGTAGCAAAGTGGGTCGGGTGCGTATGTTACAATTCTTGATTGAAAATGATGCGGTAACTCGGCTCAATGGTGAGACCATTAAGATTAACCATCCGTTTGATAAACAGGAATACCGTGATTATGTGATTGCTGTTCAGCGTGACAATATTAAGGTACCCCGAGAAGATGTGCCACAGTATGACATTCGTACCCCGCGCGAAGGGCCAAAATTCTTTGAGCCGTAAGAGGCAGTAACATGACAGTTCAAGATACTATCAATTTCGTTAATTACACCGGCAATGGTGTAAGCACATCCTTTGCGTTCAACTTCCGGGCCGATGATGATTCATGGATTCAAGTTAATTTTATAGATAATCTTGATGAAATTCTTCTGAACGCGAATCAGGATGATTCACCCGGTGGTACGGTCAATTACACGGTAGCTCCACCTAATGGCCAACCCATTGTGATTGAACGGCATACCCCGTTAACTCAGTTATTGAACTATACGAGGTATGGGCCGTTTGATTCGGAGTCCCATGAGGATGCGCTAGATAAGCTTACCATGGCGATTCAGGACCTCGTGCATTTAGCCAGTGGGCTATTAGACCTTAGTCTTGAAGATATTGAGAATCTGGACATATCTGGGTTCCTTAAAAATATTGTTGAGGACTTGACCCCACAATTGGGCGGGGACCTAGACGCCAATGGTAACCGAATCTTGATGGCTGATCAGGTTCTATCCCGACCCCGTTTAACTGATTATGCCATAACTCACCAAGTATTAGGGGGGGCCGGCGTAGTAAATTTAGATATGACCTTGGGTAATTCAGTCGCAGTTACTCTCACAGGTAATGTGTCCCTCACCGTAAGCAATCCCCCGGCCACGGGCCATCGGGGTGAGGTAGAATTCCTGATCCAGCAGGATGATGCGGAAGCTTTCACATTAGCATGGCCATCCTCATTCCTATGGCCCGATGGCGAAGTTCCTGACCTTACTGAGCTTGGTAGTGTTCATACGGTTAATGCCTTTACAGTAGATGGCGGAGCTACATGGTATGCCAGCTTCGGGAATGTTACCGCGCCAGATGTTGTGTACCGGGGATGGGTCAGTGCTGACGGCCTTTTATCCAAGCTTCCACTTGGGTGGACAGTTTCCAGGGAGGATGAAGGTAGGTATTTAATTACCCATAACCTAGACCTAACTAGTGCCACGGACCTGATGATTGTTGCTAATTTTATTGGTGATACGGCGACTGAGGAAGGCCGAGCACACCCTAATAGTAATTTAGGGGTTAATTCCTTTGAGATTATCGTAAGCTCAGAAGACGTTGGTGCGTTGCAGGACAGGGCTTTCTTCTTTATGGCGATGAGGCGGCACTAATGGGTCTTATTATGAGTGGGGGGTCGTCTTACAACCTCAAGGAAGGTGACCCATTTGTAGGCTTAGTGTCCTTACTTGCCTCCGCAGAAACAGGGGTCGAGAACGATGATATATTAGTACCGGAGATAGGGCCGACGTTTGAGTGGAACCATATCAGCGGAATTATACCCACAGAGGTTGATGGCTTTTTATCATCGGAACAAGCGAAGTTTGGTAATCTATCAATTTATGCCAAGGAGACTGGAGGTACTCCAAAGGCCGGCTGGCAAACGGTGGATGTAACAAGTGTGGGTGATTTTACCGGAGATTTTACAATAGAGGCACATTGTTATATTGACTCGACCGTGACCGTCTCTGCTGTGCCAATACTTGGTAAATGGGACTTTCTTACCAGGGTATTCCTACTAGAGATTGATATTGCTAGAAGAATTAATTTTCTTGTTAGTTCGGATGGATCGAATACAATAGTACCCAATTCACAAGTATCGTTCGTGCCCGATGATACATGGTTCCATATCGCTGTAACAAGGAATGGTAATTTTTTCCGTCTTTTCCTAGATGGAGTGTTAGTTGATACAGAGGAAGAAGCTGTTATAATATTCAATGCTCCTGGCCAAAAGCTACATATTATGCAGGTAGGAGCTGGCGATGGTGCAGGCACTATACGAGCATTCGTAGATAATGTTCGAATCACGGATGGGGTAGCAAGATACACAGAGTCCTTCGATCCACCGATAGGGCCATATCCTGGGTCTGTATAATGGTTGGTTTTTTAATTTACAACGGAGAGTAATTATGAGATATATACTAGTGATGGCCATACTATTTGGCCTTTCCATTGGAGCTAATGCCCAGGAACCGGAGACGGCCACGATAATATTAACATGGACCCATCCCACTACTTACGATGATGCAAGTCTTTTACCAATTGAAAACATCAGGGAGACTCGGGTCTGGTGCAATAGAACCGGTGGCTGGCCCCCCGATTATGTAGTTCCGGCCCCGATCACTGAGGTTGAGGTTACTCTTCCTTATGGCAAAGACCACTACTGCGCTGCCAAGACCGTTGTTACCGGGCCTGAGCCCAATGTATCCGCGTTATCTGAAAGGGTAACATTTGACATAGTAAAACCTGCGGTTATTATTCATCCGAATCCGCCCACTAATGTAACGGTGATATTAACACCATCAGATTAGTGCTAAAAACCACAATGAAACAGCGCAAAAATTTTGGAAATAGTAAACGACCTACAAGAGGTAAAAAGGAATTGCCTGATCGCGAGTTTTACCCTGGCACAAGACATCCACAAGATTGGAAGCTAAGGCAATATGAGTTACTTAAGGAGGTTAAGAAAAGTGAAATGATGCGTGAAAGAATATTATTACGCTAGGTAGATAAAGGTGCTAGAACAGATGAAAGATGCACACCCTACGGTTTCTCTGAAGGAATATTTAGAAAGTAGGATTAATTCCTTAGAAAAACAGGTCCAAGCTGCTATGGATTCGGCAGCCACGGCGGTTAGCAAGGCAGAGCTGGCGGCGGAGAAGCGTTTTGAAGGAGTCAACGAATTTCGCAATTCTTTAGATGATTCTAATAAACTTAACGTACGTCAGACGGAAG